GCCTTCAAATTCTTGAAGGGACCAGCTGAAATGCTGCAATTATACGAACAATCTTATCAACGTGCTATGCAAGAGCTAATAGTTGAGCAAACTGGTAGACATAGACGAGATGAGTACATGCATGGAGAATTAAAGTTCCCTATGCAATCACAAAAAACAAAAACTATAGGAGGATAAAACATGGCAATAACTCAAGCTGTATGCACAAGTTTTAAACAAGAAATTCTTGTTGAAGGACATAATTTTACTAATGGGGAAGACACTTTTAAAATTGCGTTGTATACAAGTTCTGCCTCTTTAGATGCTTCAACTACTGCTTTTACTACATCTAACGAAGTTTCAGATTCAGGCACATACAGTTCTGGCGGAGGATCATTGACTAGTGTAACACCAACAACTTCAGGTACTACTGCTATTTGTGATTTTGCCGATATATCTTTTACATCAGCTACTATCACTGCAAGAGGAGCTATGATTTATAATAGTTCTAATTCTAACAAAGCAGTTTGTATTTTAGATTTTGGTGGAGATAAAACATCTACAAGTGGAACGTTTACAATTCAATTTCCAACTGCAGATGCAAGTAACGCTATATTACGATTAGCATAGGAGATAATATATGGCTCTAGTTTTAAATGACAGAGTAAAAGAAACATCAACTACTACTGGAACAGGAACTCTAAATTTAAGTGGTGCTGTTTCAGGATTTGAAACATTTGTTGCGGGTGTTGGTGATGGTAATACAACATATTATGCTATTGTTAATCGTGATGCAGACGAATGGGAAGTAGGATTAGGAACAGTTACTGATGCTTCTACTGATACATTAGCAAGAACAACTGTCATTACAAGTTCTAATAGTGATTCTGCAACTAGTTTTAGTGCTGGCACTAAAGATGTATTTGTTACATTACCAGCAAGTAAAGCAGCAAAACTTGATGGAAGTGATAATTTAATAATTGGTGATGGAACCAATGGTTCTGATTTTACTTTAACCTTCGACGGTAACGCTGGGGATGGTGTTCTGACGTGGATGGAAGATGAAGATTATTTTAAATTTTCTGATGACATCTTAATGAATAGCACTGAAAAATTACAATTTCAAGATACTGGTACTTATATATATTCTTCAACTGATGGACAATTAGATTTAATTTCTGATGGAGCAGTTGTTATAGATGCAGAAACAGACATTACATTAGATGCAAATGGAGCAGATGTAATTTTAAAAGATGGTGGTACTACTTTTGGTAGTTTAACGAATAGTAGTGGTGAACTTGTAATTAAATCTGGTTCTACTCCTACTACAGCAATGACATTTAGTGGTGCTAATGTAACATTTTCTGGAACTGTTACAATAGGATCAGCAGGAATTAGTGAAGCAGAACTTGAGATTTTAGATGGTGCTTCAGTAACCACAACAGAATTAAATATTTTAGATGGTGATACTAGTGCAGGAACTACAGCCGTTGCTGATGGTGATGGAATTGTTACCAATGATGCTGGTACCATGCGACAAACTACCGTTCAAACATTTGCTACTTATTTTGGAAGTGAAATTACAGCAATGTCTAATCTTGTTACAACAGGTGCACTGGACTCTGGTTCAATAACTTCTGGATTTGGTGCAATAGATAATGGAACTTCTGGAATTAGAACAAATACATTTACAGCAGAAACTTCAATTATACCCGATGCTGCAGGAGGAGCCGACATTGGTTCTACGAGTGCTGAATGGGGTGACGTATATATAGCTGATGATAAATATATTCAATTTGGTAATGATCAAAATGTTATAGTTGGATATGATGAAGATGGAAACGATACTTTAGAATTTAAAGCTAATATAGAAGGTGCAGCTTTAGCATTTACATTTAGTGCAGATCAAGCTGATGATAATGCAGATACATGGAAATTAAATTTTGCTGATGGAGGAGATGTAACACTACAAAGTTATACGTCTGGATCATTTGCAACTAAATTAACTCTAGATACAGATGGTGATTTAACAATAGCAGGTGATTTAACGGTTACTGGTGATGATATTACTTTAGGTACAAATACAGACACTGCCATAATGGTGGCAGATGGTACAAATTATAACCCAGTAGTTCCAAGTGGTGATGTTACATTAACAAATGCAGGTGTGTTTGGAATAGCATCCGGTGTAATAGTTAATGCTGATATTAATGCTTCAGCAGCAATTGCTGATTCAAAATTAGATACTATTTCTACAGCAAATAAAATAAATATAGGGGCTTTAGATATTGATGGTGCAACAGACATAGGAGCAGATTTGGCTGATGCTGATTTATTTATCGTTGATGATAATGCTGGTGGAACTGAAAGAAAAATGGCCGCTTCACGAATAATAACGTATGTAAATGCAAACGCATCTTTTACAACTAAAGGATTTGCGATTGCAATGGCCTTGGTTTTTGGTTAATACTATGGACAAAATTAAAAGATTTGGTATACTAGACAATGAACAAAAAAAACAAGTTATGAAAAAGATGCGATCTAATTCAAAAGCTGATTTTGTGGACGTGGTTATAGAAACAATTAAACAAAAAAGGAGAAAAGTAAATGGCAACACCAAATTTAATTAATGTCGATACTATTACACCTAAGGTACAAATCCAAGCAGTAACTACAAGCAGAGCAGATATAATTGATGTAACTGCTGAGTATGTTGCAAAGGTCAATTCTTTGATTATAGCAAATATAGATGGTTCAAATGCAGCGGATATTACAGTAGAAGTTAGTATAGATAATGGTTCAAATTATTTTGCAATTGCTAGTACTGTTTCTGTTCCTGCGGATGCATCTATAGTTATAATAGGTAAAGACAATAGTATCTATTTGGACGAAACAGATCTTTTAGCAGTTACAGCTTCAGCTAATAGTGATTTAGTGGCTTGTGTTTCATACGAGTTAATGAAAGACGCTTAATAGGAGTAATAAATGGCACACTTTGCAGAATTGGATAGCAATAATGTCGTTTTGCGAGTTATTGTTATAGATAATAGTGAGGTTGACTCTAATGGAGGAGACCTATCTACTCAAGCAGAAGAATATGTAAAAGGTTTAATTCCTCTTCAAGGAGACGGACAAGTTTGGAAACAAACATCATTCAATAATTCATTTAGGAGACAGTTTGCTGGAATAGGTTATACATACGATCCGAGTGCAAACATATTTATTTCAAAAAAACCATATGATTCTTGGGTAAAAAATTTACAAGGATCAAAAGACGATGGATATATAGATTGGGATCCACCAATCGCATGGCCAGGTGCTGATGTAGAATATACAGACCCATGGGGAAATAAATCACCTTATTATTGGAAATGGAATGAAGATAATAGTAGATGGGAAGGTATTCAAATTTATGAAAAAGATAGTGATGATTTGGGAGTTACAAAATCAGTTTATTGGGACCCAAGCTCATCAACAGCAAAGGATATATAGGAGATAAAAAATGAGTGGAGCAGTACAAGGCGGAGGGGGATTAGGAAAAGCAATAGATCCCAGTTCTGGAACACAATCAGCAAAAGTTTCAACTTTTAATTCATCAGGACAATTTACAGCACAAACACACACATCACAGGTAGATTTACTAGTTGTTGGTGGAGGCGGTTCCGGTAATCCAAATGCTGGTGGCGGCGGTGCTGGAGGGTATCGTTCAATATCTAATAATCCTGTTTCTGCCGGAACAACATATACAGTTACAGTAGGTGCCGGTGGTGCTGCAAGTACCACTAGTGCGGAAGCAAATCAAGGCGGTGATTCTGTTTTTGTAAATCCTGCTGCCCCGATAACAGGTGCCGGTGGCGGTGCAGGATATCATGGTGGTTATCCAGCACAAACTCCAGTAACTTCAGCAGCACAATCTGAAGGTGGTTCTGGGGGAGGTCATGGTAATAATGGTAATATACCGGGTCCAGCAAGTAATCCCGGATTGCCTCTTGCAGGAGAAGGTAATACTCCTCCAGTAAGTCCTTCTCAAGGAAATCCCGGAGGTGGAGGATCACATGGTAGTAATCCAACTCACGACAGTAGAATTACTGGTGGAGGCGGTGGCGGTGCTAGTGCAGCAGGTGGTTCAGTAGATAATTCTGCTAACCCCACTGAAGGTGGTGCCGGTGGCGCAGGAACAGCAAGTAATATAACTGGTTCATCTGTTACAAGAGCAGGTGGAGGCGGTGCTAGCGGCGGAGTAGACTCTGGTAATGCTAGTGGAGGTGATGGTGGAGGAGGCGCTGGTGGTGAAGGATTTGCTCATCCGGGTGGTAATGTAAATGCACCGGGAGTTCCTACAGCAAGTGATGCTACTGCCGGACAGGCAAACACAGGCGGCGGTGGCGGCGGTGGTGCTCAGGCAAACGGTGGTGCTATTGCACTAACGGGTGCTGGAGGATCGGGAGTAGTGATAGTGAAAGAGGCAGCAGTTCCGTTTAATGTTGCCCCTGGAATATGGAGATTAGGTGATGTTGCAAAATTTGAGGCCGCAGACGAGTGGCCAACTTAGAGAGTATCAATACAAATCTTTTTTAGATACTTACAATTTAAGTGTAGAAAATATACCATTTTACTATGGTGACAGCACAAGCGATATAGGGTTTTTACAGTTTTTACATGAAAAAACTTTAAGTTTAACGCAAGAAAGTCCACAATTAGTTCATCAGATAGTTCATAATGAAAATTTAGATGGTGACTCATATTTAAAAAACCGTGCTGTAGAATATATTTTTAATTTTGCTAAAGAAAATAATATAGACATTAAAAAGTTATTAAGAGTAAAATTAAATTTACTTTTAAAAAATAAAACTGATAAAAAGTTTTTTCATAATCCTCATATAGATAGAGCAGGTGAACAACATAAAGTTTTGATATTTTATCAAAATGATTCTGATGGAGACACCATAGTCTTTAATGAGAAGTTTTCTGAAAAAAAGGGTACTATTTTAAGTATAGATAAAAGAATAAGACCCGAAAAGGGCAAAGTAATAGACTTTGATGGTGATATCTGGCACACTAGTTCTAACCCTTGTAGTATTAATTATAGATTGGTTATGAATGTAAATTATGTTATATAAAACAAATTTATGTTATATGAAACAGATTATTGGTTTTGGGAAAGTGCAATTCCATCAAACCTTTGTGATGATATAGTTCAACACGGATTATCAAAGCAAGAATCAAAAGCATTTACTGGTACAGCAGACGATCCTACACCAGAAGAAACAGCAGACAAAATAAGACAATCAAATGTAAGTTGGTTGAATGATAGATGGATATATGATACTTTACATCCATATGTAAACGCAGCAAATAAAAATGCTGGTTGGAATTTTGATTGGGATTGGTCTGAAAATATTCAGTTTACAAAATACAAATTAAATCATTTTTATGACTGGCACCAAGACGCATACGATAAAGTTTATCCAGAAAGTCATGGTCCTAATCAAGCAGGTAAAATTAGAAAGTTATCAATTATAGTTACACTTGTTGATGGTAGTGAATATGATGGTGGTGATTTGCAAATCAATTTTAGACACAGACATAAAATAGATGAGATAAAAACAATAACTGAAATCAGACCTAAAGGTTCAGTAATCGTATTTCCTTCTTATATTTTTCATAGAGTAACTCCTGTAACTAGAGGTACAAGATATTCTTTGGTAAATTGGAATTTAGGATACCCATATAGATAATGAAATTACTACCAATAGAAAACGACAAGTTTCCTTTTTTAGTGATAGATAACTTTTATTCAGCCGAAGAACTAGAAAAAATATGGAAAGAGATAGATTTTTTAGGTGACAAAGCTAAACCCGAATATAATGTGGTTGCAAAAAAACATGGTAAACCGCTTGCTTCTGTTAAAAGAGTTTATCTTGATAATTTATACACTACTAGAAAAACATCAAACATACTTGAATTTTTTCCTAATAAACTTTATAGCCAAGAAGTTACAAATACCTATGTTAATCTTGTTCCTTCGGGTGTAAATTTTGCAACATCTAATTACGATACTACACAATTAAGTTATTATGAAAATAAAGATGGATATAAATCTCATACAGACGTTTCTCAACATACAGCATTAACTTGGATATATAAAGAGCCTAAAAAATTTGAGGGCGGTGATTTGATATTTACACAATCAAATGTAAAAGTCGATTGTATATATAATAGAACAGTATTGTTTCCTTCTTGGTATTATCACGCCGTAACACAAATAAAAATAAGTGATGAAGATTTAAATAAAGGATTAGGCAGATGGGCTATAACACATTTTATTAACTTTAAAAGCGTAACAGCGGATATAATATGATGAAAACAACCGAAGAACTTATACAGACTGGTTCTATCATAACTCAATTACAATTTTTAGAAAACTTTAATGAATTAAACGAAAAAAAAGAAACTTATCACTATGACGCTATGTATCAACCTCTTGGTGTGTATTATGGTAATAGATTTCAGTCACCATATCCATGTTGGGAAACAGAGTATTTTGCTGATTGTGATTCTGATATGGATAAGTCAATTAAAAGTCAAGTGCAAAGATTATTCAAAAAAGAAATTATAGATTGGCGATGTAGAATTAGACTCACATTAACTAGTGAGTTAAAAAAATCTGTACAATTTCAACATAGTGATTCTAACTATACAGGAGCTGTTCACAATGACAGAAAAGATTTTGCAGGTGTTATACCATTTGACCAATCTTTTACTGGTGGTACAGCATTTTATGAATATGAGTGGGACAAAGTTCCTGATATAACTTATGGCTCATGGCCTAACAGACTAGTATTATATAATGGTGAGAGAAATCATGCAGCTTGCCACGACTTGACTTACGAGAAAAGATATATGTTAATTTTCTTTTTTAATTTAGACAAATGAAAGAAATAGACGAAGTAATTGATAGACTCACTAACTATAAAGATAAACTATATAAAGAAAACAGAGTATTATCTTATTGGGAAAATAAGTTTAAAAAAAATCCAGAAGAATATGTAAAAGATATTTTTCAAAAAAGATTTGTTTCAATAGATGATAGAAAAATACAACATAGACTTTTAGATGATAAAAATTTTACTTACTCTCAAGGCTCTTTTGATAGAATTATAAGATGGAGAGATATACCTTTATATAAGAATTGTTATGATTACACTTTATATAATAATATATTAACTGAAATACAACCTAAAACTATATTTGAATTAGGAACTGGTGATGGTGCTAGTTGTATTTGGTATAGAGATATTTTAAATGTGCATAGTTTAGAATGTAAGATAAACACATATGATTTATATAAACCTACTAAAATGTTTGATACAATATCTTACTTTCAATGTGATTTAAATAATATAGAAAACATTGTATTTGATAATTGTCCTCACCCTTGGTTAATTATAGAAGATTGTCATGTAAATTTAACTGGCATACTTAAACATTTTGATAGTAATATGATATCAGGTGATTATTTTGTTATTGAAGATGTATCAGCTGAAAAAGAACAAATAATAAATAATTTTTTAGAAGATAAAAGATATTTGATTGATACAAGATATACAGACTTTTTTGGTTTTAATAATTGTTCTTTTGCTAATGGAGTACTAAAAAAGATAGGAGAAAAAAATGATTTATAAAGTAATAAAGAGTGCGATATCAAGAGAACTTGCTGATTTTGTTTACAGTTATTTTTTAATGAAAAGACAAGTTGTGAAATATTTTTTTGACCAAAAATATATTTCTCCATATACAAGATATTTAGGAACCTGGGCAGACGCTCAGATACCAGAAACATATTCTCATTATGCTGACTTTGCTATGGAGACATTACTAACTAAAGTAAAACCTATATTAGAAAAAGAAACAGGATTACAGTTAGTTGAAACGTATTCATACGCCAGAATATATAAAAAAGGAGATGAGTTGAAAAGACACAAAGATAGGCCATCTTGTGAAACTTCTTGTACTCTGAATTTAGGTGGCGATGAATGGCCCATTTTCCTTGAACCTTCTGGAGAAGAAGGTAAAGAAGGGGTAAAAGTGTTGCTAAATCCAGGGGATATGTTAATATACCGCGGTTGCGATTTAGAACATTGGAGAGATCCTTTTGAAGGTGACAATTGTGGGCAAGTTTTCTTGCATTATAATGACCTAAACGGTAAATTCGCAGAACAGAATAAGTACGACGGAAGACCTTTCCTTGGCTTACCTGCACGGTTTAACAATCAAAATCAATA